GTTTTAGCGGCTGCAGAACTGGCGGCAGCGTTTTTTTCGCTTGTGGCGGCAGCCGCTGCGCTGTTGCCTGCATCGGTCGCTTTGCCGGATGCAGTGCTGGCGGATGCGCTCGCAGCATCCTGGCTGGCTTTGGCCGCCGTCTGGCTTTCCTTTGCGGCGGCAGCGCTGGCGTTGGCCTGATCAGCGGAGTTTTTCGCGGCAGCAGCGTTGCTGCCTGCGCCGGTCTCCGCCGTTTTTGCCGTTTCCGCGCTATTGGCTGCTGCATCTGCACTGCCCTGCGCTTTGGTAGCGGACTGTGCAGCCGCTTCGGCTAATCTGGCAGCGTCATGGGCGCTTCCAGCCGCAGCCGTTGCGCTGGCCGCTGCATTATCCGCGCTGTCCTTGGCGTTGCTTTCTGCCGTCTTGGCGTCCTGCGCACTGCGGGCGGCCTCTTTGGCGGCAGCGGCAGCACCGGTGTAGTTAGCCAAGACCTGATCCACAAACTGCTGCCACTTGTCGGGCGTGGGGTCGGGGGTGACGTTGCCAACAGTGGCGTGGTCCTGCACCAGATAGTAGGTCGTGCAGCTGATCGCCTGCCGCCCCTCTCCGGTGCCCACAAAAGTCAGGGCGCAGCGGCCTGCTGCCGCCTGCTGGGTGGCAGTAGCCTCCGGCGGTACGTCCAGCATGCCGTCAGCATCCACCAGCACCTCAACGGCGCTGGCAGCCTTAAACGTGGCAACAATGGTCAGGCCATCCCATTCCGGGCTGCACAGCACCCGGATGCGCTCATTGCCATAGCTGTCATAGGTGCCCAGGCGCAGCGGGCCTTCAAACGTTACGGCCTTGTAACCGTTCAGGTAGATGTCATGATTATAGGGTTTCATGCGGATCACCCCTTATTTCTGCTGATTGGCCGGTGCATTGCTTTTGGCGGAGACGGTACCCTCGGTGATCCCGCTTTGATCTCCTTTTTCCGCGGCTGCCTCCTGGGCCTCCATGTTCGCTCTCACGACATACAAAATATTTTCAAGGATCAGCTCAGATGTGGCGTACGGAATTTTAGCTTCATTTAAGGCTGCCACGATTTTGCGGCGGCATTCATGGGTTCTTTTGTTGTCGGTCATTGGTTTTTTCCTCCTTACAGTCGTGCGTTTACAGCGTTTTTCAGGGTTGCAATGGCGGTCAGCAGATCATCATCCAGGGCCACAAAAGATGCCCGGTTGTTCTGGCTGGTGATGTTGCCGTCACTGTCCAGTTCGGCGTAAGTGTAGCTCACGCGTTCGCCCTCAGCGGTCGTTACGATTGCCACGGCGCTCAATTTTTTCATGTTTCGTTGCCCTCCAAATCTTCTAGTAGTGTATCAACGGCCAGGTTTGCACCGGTATCCATGGTTAATAGATCCTCTGCTGCATCGGCACCGGCATCCAGGGCACGCGCGGCGGTGCTGGCCGCCATGTCAATGCCCGCCGGAGTGCCTGCAGGATAATTGCACTCGCTGGGTTCGGCGTACTCGCCCTCGTAGCCGCGCTGGGTGGTCATGGCCATCCAAGAGAATTTCTGTTCAGGTGCACCGTGCACAATAGCATACTGGCCGCAATCCTCAGCCCACAGGTGGCCGGTGCCATCGCAGTCCGTCAGCAGCCAGGTCAGCTGCCCATGTTGGGCCACAGTCTCCGCATAGCGCGGATCAGGTACAATCAGGCACCAACCGTCCGGGCCGCACTCGCCGCGGCCCCAATCCGCAAAGGTCGGCGTGGGGGTTTCAAAAGCAGCCATCTTGATTGGGCCAAAGCTGGTGGACACGATACGGGACTTGCTGCCCCACGCGCTCAAATTCTTACAGTTGAGCGTACCGGACACACCCACGCGGGTAGTATTAAAATCGGCATCGCTGTCATCGCTGCGGTTGTAGGTGATCTGCATCCCAACGTAAGATGTGGGGTCAAATCCATTCACCCAGCCGTATTTGGCGTACTTGCTACACGCCCCAATGTAGGAGCTACCCGCCTCAGAGTACAGCACGCCGGTCAGGCCAATGCTGCCGGTGTTGATGGTGGCATACCAGGCGATGTGCCTATTGTCAATGTACACGCGCTCCCCGGATTCTGTGCCCATGCGAATGTAGGCGTTGTCCAAGTCGTACACCGTGCTGTACTTGAGATTGTGTATCTGCCCGGTGGTAATGTTGCCGCCGTTGATAATGGTCTTATCCTGGTTCCAGGTACTCAAATCCGAAAATGTCACCACGCCGGTCATGCTGATCTGCGCGCTGGTAATCTCCGTTCCACCCGCCGCCAGCTTGATGGTGCTGCTGGTTCCGCTTGTGCTGGCCGTCAACTTGATGGTATCAAACGTCTGTTTGATCTCGGTTTTGGTTTCGTTGGCGGTCAGATAGTCGCCGGTGCTGGCCGTCCAGGCAGTTGGGGCGTTGCCCATCTGCACCATGGGGTGCATGATGGTCAGATCGTTGGTAACGGTGGCGTTATCGTCCGCGGTACTCACAAACAGACCGTCTGCATAGCCGTCCGCGGTCGCCGTGAACGCCGCCCAGCGCAGCTTCCAGCCGTTGTCCAGCTCAATGTCCTGCTTCGCATTTTTGAATGCATTGCCGTAATAACTTTTTGTGCCGCTGCTGCTCTTGGTCTCGAACTGCAAAAACAGGCTGTCCGTGCCGGAGTTGAGCTTGTACAGTACGCTGGCGCAGTAGGTCATGCCCTTGGCAATCACCAACGTTTTGTCCGCGCCAAAGTGGAAGCGGGTGTTCTGCGCCCTATTGGTCGCATGGACGGATTCGCCATCAATGGTGTAACTGCCCTTTTTGCTCAGGTCATTGCCGCCTGCATCCAGGGTCGCATTGTTCCAGTTATCGGTGCCCGCAATAATATTGTTGCCGCCGGTGATCCGCTGCGTTACCGTCTGGGTAATGCTGTCGGCTTTCTGGTCAATCGCGGATACTGATTCTTTAACGGTTTTGAATTCCTGCTTGGTGCTGTCTAAATCGTTTGAAATGGTTGTGGTGGTCTCTTTCAGGCTGCTGACTTCCGTTTTGATCTCATTCGCCGATTGGGAGATCAGGCTTTTGGCGTTTTCCTCTGTTATGTAGTCCCCGCTGCTAGCTGTCCACGCGGTCGGCGCATTGCCGTATTGCAGCATGGGGTGCAACAGTTCAAACTTGTTGGTGTAGTTGCCTGTTCCTGCGTGGGTAGAGCCGCTGCCGATATCCACCCATTTTACGATAGCGTCGCTGGATGGTGTCCACAGCCCGTACCGCAGCACCCAGCCGTTTGTCTGCTTAATTTCGATCTGGTCAGCAGCTTTGATGACCGCCCACGTATTGTTATAATTGATTTCCATGCACAGCTCATCCGTGCCGGAAACAGGCTTGTACATAACGGACAGGCACAGGGTAACGCCCGCTGACACATGTTCGTTCACCGTCTGCCAATGAAAATACCGATTGGAGTTTGCGTTTGTTACGGTCGCGCTGCCGGTATCGTTGTACGTGACCGAACTGCCGCTGACCTCGTTGCCTTTCAGCTCTGCATTCTTGAAACTCTCACTGCCCAGGATCAGGTTGCCGCCGCCGGTGATTTTGGTGTCTTTTTTCACCTCAGAGGAAAGCCCGTCCACCGTTGCTTTCAGGTCGGTATACTTACCGGTCAGGTCGCTGGCCTTTACTTCCAGGCCGTCCACGCTGGTCTTGATCTCCAGCATTTTGCCGGTCAGGTTCTTGTAGCTCTGGCTGTTCACGGCGCTGGAACTTTCCCGGCTGGCGCTGCCCACGCTCTCAAAGCTGGCTTTGCCGGAGGAGATCGTGGCGCTCATCAGGTAGGTGTTGAACTCCCGCCCGCGTGCGTCCTTAACGTGCACGATCTGCCCGCAGGCAAGGCCGGAACTGCTGGGCACCGATACTTTGCAGGGGGTGTAGCTCACGTTTTTCAGCACGTTGTACAGGTTTTGGACAACGCTTTTCAGGTTGGCTTCGGTGCCGGTTGTCAGCAGCAGGTTGCCCTGCACTGCATAGGTGTTGGTAGCGGTGGTGCTGTCGGGGTAGATGACCCCCACGTCACTGTCCGACTGCCGGATCTGGACTTTCTCAATGGCCTTAACGGTGTAGTCCTCGTAGCTCAAACTGTCAGCATAATAGGCGGTGCTGTTGCTGGCTCCGTCCGGGGTGATTTTAACTGTGCTGCGCTTATCGGCGTAGGTCAAGAATTGCAGCTTGCCGTCTGCGCTCATGTGGGCATAGCAGCCAGCGGCTTCCGCCGCCCAGGAGATGATCTGGCGGCAGGTCAGGTCGTCCGCGTAGAACGCCTGCACGCTGTAGCTGCCATTGATGGGCAGGCTGCTGCTGGCAAGTGTGACCCCTGCCCGCTGGCAGGCCAGCTGTACCAGCTGCCAGATGGTCTTGGGGAACTGTGCCTGATTGGCGTGCAGCCAGCCGGAGAAGTCCGCATCCAGCTTGGACATGGTGTCATAGGCAACTACTTTGTATACAGCATTAGAACCGGATACCTCACGCATCATGCCCTGGTATTCCGGTTTTTCGCAGTAGAACACGCCTGCTTTTGTCCGGGTATTTGCATCGTCTACTGTATACAATGTTAGCTTGTCGCCCTGGGCAATCAGCTTTTCATCTGCGGCAATGTACTCCACTTCTATTTCATCGGTGCACGCGCTGCCCAGTGTAAATTCGTTTTCGCTGTTTACGCTGGTTGTTAATGTGCAGGATAAAATAATGGTGGAACCAATCTCTGACCCATCTTCTTTTAAAAGCAAATAATTCAGCATTTGGTTCCACCTTCTTTACTTTTCTACCATGTCAAAGCTGACATCTGTATACAGTCCGCCGTCCTCTTTGCACATGGTCAGGTTGTAAGTTGTATAGGAAATATCGCCCGTGTAGGCTTCCATTGTATGGGTTTCCCCCTGGTCAACATAAGTTGCCGTATATTCCTTTCCCTGCACCAGCCCCACAAGCTCTTTCAGCTCATTGCCGGTCATGGCGTTGTAGGTCAAGCTTACTTTATGCAGGTCACGGCGCAGCCAGTCAATGTGCATTACGCCATCTTCGGTTCGCCCACTGTTTGACCCGGTATAGTTGGTGTGCTCCACCTTTACCCCATGAGGTTCATACAAATTTGTGCCATTTGCAGCCCATGTGGAGCTTTTTTTATTAAATGTCATGGCATCACCTTAAAATGCCGGAACACCGGTTCTGATTTGTTCGCGCTGTGCCTGATTTTTGACTGCGCGGAACACTTCTTTGCCGTCAATGATAATGCGGGTATCGCTGCCCTGCATCTGGGCCAGCATCTGCCGCATCAAAGCCAGCATTTCCCGGTCGCTTTCGGCGTTTGCTTCCAGCACGGTTGCTTTCATCAGGCTTTGCGGGGTCACAATTTCGGGGTTTGTCTGTGCATTAGCGTATTCGCCTGCCAATACAGGTGTCGGGGATGTCAGAACACCGCCGCTGGCAAGGTGGGGCAGTTCGGATATATTGGGGATAAAGTCAAACGTAACGGCATCCCATAATTTATGCCCCGCGATGCTGAACGATGGAATATCAATCTTCAAGCTGTTCAGCCAGCCAATAAAATTGTTGATTAAGTCAATACCACCATTTATAACGCTTTTAATCACATCAAGCGCTTTTTCACGCCAATCGTTAAGAGTTTGTATAATGTCAACGCCAAACGCTTTTTTGAAAAAAGTATTGAACCCTTCAATTACGCCCTGAACAATTTGGCTTAATCCACTAAAAATTTCACGCCAATTTCTTGTAAAAACACCATGTAAAAACGTTACAATACCCGTGAACGCTGTAGTAAGAGTAACAACAATGCCTGAAATAATAGCGCCGACAAAATTGCCAATCCACTTAAAAGCCGCATTGAACGCTTCTTTTATTTGTGCTGTCTGTTCATCTGTCAGCAAGCCCAAACCACGCACTGCAACGCTAATTGCTTCAAATCCAAGAACCGCCATGCCTGCAATCTGACCGCCTGGAGTAAGCAAAAGTCCAAGACCCACTGCTGTTGTAATTAGATCTCCCAAATTCAAATCAAGTTCTTCTATTGCTGCGCCAAAAGCCGTCTTAAAGCGGTTAATAACATCTGGCAGTGTTTTTTCAAAGAAGTTCTTTATTCCTTCTTTGACATCATCGGGAAGCATATCAAGAATATTGTTTTTCAGCTCAATCAGTGCTTCTTTTGCTGGCTGCAATCCTTCTATCAAACCGTCCAGAAAACCAGCCGCAGAAGCTTTAATAATTTCAAAGCCGTCTTTCAATCCATCACTGAATTTTTCGCTGTTCAGTAGTAAATTTGTAAATTGCGCTGCAATTACTGCAACTGCGATAGAGACGGCCAATAGGCCAGGTATTTCGGATTGCCCAGGCAAAGCGTTTACATGCATTTTCATGGACATTTTGTTTTTAATGCCCATAATCAAGTCCATCACGCTTCTTACTTTATCTAGGCCACTAACGACAAGGTTTGGTACTTTCCACGCCAAAAACGCTGCCCCAATGCCTGCAATAACCGGCAGCACCGCTTTTGCTGCATTCTTAATCCTGTCAACCCATTCTGTCACCTTGCTTTCCGCAAGCTGGCCAAACATGTCATAGCCGGAAAGGTCAATCCCGCCCAGCGCACTGCCGCCGGTTCCGGCATCTCCGCCGCCGCTGCCACTGCTGCTGTTATCCTGTGCAACGTTCAGTTCATCAAACCCGCCAATTAAATCACGTGTATTTTTCGCGGCTTTTGCAGCAGAATTTGCCACATTGTTCAGCCCTGCACTTGCCCCGCCTGTGGCGGCGGTGGCTTCGTTCTTAAAATCAGCCCATTTTATTTGTGCGCCAAATAATTTAGCAATAGCGCCTATCGCCGTTTGCAGCACTTTTACAAATGCAATAATTGGCGGTAAAATTGCAGTAAACGCCGGGATAAAAATTGCGCCAAATGTTCTTGCTAGCTGTTCCACCTGAGATTTTAGAACGCGCATCATGTTTGCTGGAGAATTTAAGGTGCGGCCCATATCCATCTGGGCATTTGATGTTTGTTTCAAAATCGCTATATAGCGCAGCTGGGCCTTGTCTGCCTGAGAAAGGCTGTTGATACTCGTGTTAATACCGAGATTGTATAGTTCCTGTTGCAACCGGGCATTAGAAATATCCACACCCAAACGGCGGATTGGTTCCAACTCACCAGAGATTGCCGCCTGCAACTTCTGGAAAGATTCTTCAATCGAAAGGTTGTGGAACGATGCAAGGTCATAGCCCAACTGGACCAGGTTAGAACTCAGGATGTAGGCTTTATCTCCGACCATACCAAAGCTGGTGGTAAGGTTTTGGAACAAGGCCATGTATTTCATTGCCTGGCCGCTGTCAACGCTAAGCAGTTCCTGCATGCGATCTGCAAGTTCTGCGCCCTTGTCTGCAAAATTCCCCATTGCAACGGAAAACAAGTTAATATCTTCAACATATTCGCTGAACTTTGCAATCGCCTTGCCCAATGTCCGGGAGATTGTTACAATGCTAATTAGGCGTTTGGCCTTGTTTAGCAGGTTACTGAACGCTCCGCCCAAAAGGTTGGTTTCGCTCACGGCCTTTTTGGAGGAAAGGTTGTCCATCGCCTTTTTCAGTCTGTCAAGCCCTTTTGTTGCGTTCGTGGTGTCTGCTTCAATTTCTACTGTCAGCTTGTCAATCTGTACTTCGGCCAAAACCTCACCTCCCAAACATGCGTTCCATAAATTCCTGCTCCTGCTTTTCCAGCCTGCGCTTATGCTGTTCTTCCGCTTCCTCTTCCGTCAGCGGGTAGGGTTCGCTAGGGTACTTAAACGGTGTTTTCCCCTTTTCGATAAACATGTTTCCAACGCTGACATTCAAAGCTGCTATTGTGTACTTGTTTTCCATCCACGCTTCAAAGTTCCACCGCTGCATGCGCAGCTGGTGGGCTTTGCGGTAGGCAATGGCAAGTTTTGGTTCCTGATTCCAGTACTCATCAGCGCTCATGCCAATACTTAAGTAAAATGGGAACATTTCATCAAAGATTTGCCCCCACGTTTTTTCTTCTTTGGGGAGATCGTCCGTTACTCGGTCTCCCACGTCACCTTTTTTCCGTCATCTGCCATGCTGTTGATTGCGTCAGCGTACATATCGGCCAGAATGCCGCACAGCTCAACGCGATCTTCAACGGTCATGTGGTTCCAGATGTCATCCATCGTCTTGCGTTTCAATCCCTTGCAGCGGGCTGCAAAAGCGCCATAAAACAGCTTTTCCATCTGGGTTGCAGGCTGTGCTTCCAACGCGTTCAGGTTAAAACCGCCCGCTTCCGCCTGTTTTACGGTTTCACGGGTATACATCAGCTCATAAGCTTTGCCGTCAAATTTAATTTTCATGTTTTAATCCCCCGATACCGTGATGGTGTCCATAAACTCAAACTCGCCGTCAGAGGTAATGTCGATGTTAAAGGCAATAGCATCATCCACGCCTTTGCCCGGCACCGAAATAGTATGCTGGCCGTGCCAAATCCAGCCCCAGCCGCTGCGGCTTCGCACTGCATAATATGCCGGGGTGTTTGCGGTCTGCTGCGCTGCCTTATAATTGGCCGCATCAGAATCCATAAAGCAGGGAAAGCTCATGGTATCACTTTTGGGCAAAGCCGGGATCGTTGCCTGCTGGGTGTGCATCAGGGTGGTAACGTCAATGGTATCGGGTGCAGAGCTTAAATCCGGATACTCGCTTACCCATGCAAGCTCTTTCAGGGTTGTTTTGCTGTCACCGCGCAGCAGCTGAACGCCCTGGGTGCTAATTGCAGTATGTGTCATTCTCTCAGCTCCTTAATTTGTCCGGGTCAATACCCCGGTTTCTGTTATGCGCGCCCGGTATGTGCTTTCAGCCCGGTACGCACTGTTCTGGTACAAATAATTGCTTTCAAAATAGCTTTGCCTGCTAAAATTCAGTTTTTCTGCAATTTCATCAATGCAATACTGTATCTTTCTGGCATTGCTGTATTTGGTATTGCCGGATGTATACACCCGGATTCGCAGCTGAATAATTGCAAAACGAATTCTGCCGCTGCTGTCGTGGTCTGTCGGCCTGTCTTGCTGTTCAATCTGAACACACGGGAAGTTGGGCGGCTGGTCAGTAATCACGCTGCTTACCTTGATTCCCGGAAATTTTGTTTCCAGCTTTTGTGCAAAGCTTTCAAAAATCTGTGGCTGAAAATCTTCCACTAGCGCATTACCTCCTCCCACACGGTTTTTACACTTGCAGCCATCTGGGCCGCGCTCTCCCACATGGCACATGCGGGCGGGTTGCCCTTTGTGTGCCAAACATCCGGCTTTTGTTCGCCCAATCGGTTGTATACAGGCTGTGCAGTGGGGCCGGGAACGCCCTTGTAAACCCATCCGTTGGGTTTTGTACCCTGCCCCCTGCCGTATGTTCCGTGCGCATACATCCCGCTTGGGTGCTCCGCAAACGCAACGCCGGTGCCAAATTCAATAAAGGCAACGGCTTGCCCGGTGGCGTAAACAGTAGCCTTTTTGCCATCCGGCTCCACATCAACCGCAATATCGCTCATGTCACCGTCATAAACAGCGGCGGTAAAACGCAGTTTTGCCACCTCTGCTCCCGTGTCGGAAAGCTTTTTTACAAACTGTTCAATGCGGGTTTCCAGCGTTTTGCGCCACTCGTCATATTCTTTCTGTGCCTGCTTTATGCCAGCATCGCTTAAATTCAGCTTGATTTTCATGGCACAACTTCTTTCAGCGCATACAATACGCCGTTTATGGTATCTGCTTTTTTGGTCACAACATAATCCGGGCTTTCACTTGCATCGCGGTTAATCCAAACCAGCGTTCCTTCATGCAGCGGGCAATTCACATTTGCGGTGCATGCTGTTCGGCTGTAATCTGTAAACCCGCCAAAAGCGGCGGATTCCATTGCGCCAACAGCTCCGCTCACACTGATTCGCAACTGCTCCGGCGGCTCCATAACGGGCCGTTCTTCGCCGGTTCGGTCGCCGTTTTCATCTTTGATTGCGGCAGAACCGATGCTGTTTTGGTACCAAATTGTTTTCTGGTTGGATCTAAGGTCTCGCATCAGCATCCAACCTTTCCAATCGGAACAATTTCTTCCAACAGCTGCTGCGGAACATCCTCACTGCCCCATGTACGGCTGATACCGCTTTCGCTGTGGCTGGTCTCATATTCCGCGCCAAGTTTGTTATAAAATGCTAATGCAATCCGGAACTGCAAATCGCGGTATCGCTCTTCCAGCTCACCACCGCCAAAAGGAAAACGGCGGGCCAGTATCACGGATTCTGCGCTGTCCAGCAAATCCGCTAACAGGTCAAGGTCGTTTTCGCCTGTCCGTTTTTGCAATCGCTCAAAGATCTCCATACTGTCACCCGCCGTTCATCAAACTTTCGGCTTTCTGCCCCGCCGGTGTTCTACCACAGGGGGTGTTTCCGCCTTTTCGGTTATTACTTTCCCGTATTTTGCCATTTCGGCACTGTCCTGGTCGGCAATCTTCACCTTTTTCCCGGTCACGCAAAGCTCACCACCGTAAAACACTGCATAATCGGGAATCAGCCAGGTCATGTCGTCACCTTCATAACGGCAACTTCGTCCATCCGCTCAAAGCTTGGCAACACGATTTCGGAAGCATAAGTGTTCACATTGACCGGGTGCACGGTGGTTTCAACGGTAATGGCAACGCCGGTGTTCACAATGGCAACATCTGCCTTGCCGGAACCTGCCAGGTCGGCTTCCTCCGGGGTGGTGCCGTAAGCGGTCTTGCCCAGTGCGCCCTCCGGGATAAAGCTCACATATCCGTCCGGAACAAACTTGTGGCTTGTGCCGCCCTCATCGGCATACAGCTTGTCGTAAATCACGATCTGAATGCCGGTAGTGGATGCGATAACATCTTTGGCTTCATCGTTGGTCAGGTAGCCCATACTGCGGCCAGTTACGGTCAGCCAGCGATTCTTTACGGCATCGGTGGCTTTCATCAGGTTGAACGTGGTGGTGTTCATTACCATGTAAGCCAGGGTCACACCGTAATTGTTTGCCATATTGTCCTTGATGGTCTGAATCTGCTTGAACGGGTCTGCGGTGGAAGTGGCAGTCCACAGGTCAGTGGTGGTCAGGGCGGTGTAATTGGTGCCCTTCCACTTGCTGTCAGGGTCATAGTTGTAGGTGTAGTTCACGCCATTGGCCTTGATGGTAATACCCATTGCGCCGCCCTCCGGGAACAGCAGCTGCATGCGCATGCGTTCCGGCACAACGTCAGCACCGGCAATCAAATCCTGCTGGTCATCGTAAATGCGGTTGATGACATCCGCCGCATAGGGGTCATTGCTGCTCTGGGCACGCAGAATCTCCTGGCGGTCTTTTTCCTTGATCTTGTAGCCCTCGCGGAAAAACGGCATCTCGGTTTCCAGCTTGCTCACGCCGATGCGGTCACGGAAAGTGGCCTTTGCATCAAAAGCAGAGGGTTTCAGGGAAACAGGCAGGCCCTTGTGGCCCTTAATCCATGCCAGGTCAAGGCCAGCACGCTTTACAGAGGGGAACAAACCGCTGCCCAGGTACGGGATTGCGTTGGAAGCAGCTTCGGTATAGTTTGCCGCAATGATTTCAGGTGTAAAAAGTTCAGTAAGGTTCATGTTTTCACCTCCGTTATGCGTTCACGCCGGTATTGGTGCGCAGGATAATGGTATCCGGCAGGTCAGATTCTGCAGCAAGGTCGGTACCGCTGTGTGCCTTTGCCTTTGCTGCGTCAATCACGCCCGCAACCAGCAGGCTGCCGTTGGGGTTTTCATCCGGGTCAACGTCATACAGCACAACGCCAACTCGGCTGTCAACTGTCAGTTTTTCACCAGCCTTTTTTGCGGTGGTTGTGGTAAACGGGATTGCGGTAAAATCATTGCTGGCCAGAATCTCAACTGCACCGGCAACATCCGTTTTCTTGAATTTCATGCTTTCACTCCTTACTTGTAATAATCCATGACTTTTGCGGCCGCCTCATTGGCCTGTGCTTTTGCCTTGCCGCTGCGCTTGGCAAATGCCATGTATTCGCTTTCTTCTTCGGTGCTTGTACCAGCGCCGCTGGGTCTGGGGCTGTTGCGCATAAGGTCTGCTTTCAGCTTGTCTGCAAGCGCCTGATTGGCCTTTGCAGCATTGGCAAACACCGTTTCCATGTCGCCATCAAAAAGGGCTTCTGCCGTACTTTTGGCAAGTTTTTCATCGTAGCCAAGCGCAATATACTTGGCAACGTTTTTAGAAATGGTGTTTTCTTTCAGCAGTGCGTTATAATCGTTCTGCAACTTTTCCTGTGCGGCTTTGGCTTCTGCAGCAGCGGTTTCTTCGGCAGTCATTTTTTCTTTCAACTGCTTTTTGTAGCTGCTGGCTTCGCTCATCACCTTGTCAAAATCTTCTTTTTTTACAAGGTTCTTTGTATCCACTGGGTCAGGCAGGTCAACGCCAAGTAGCGCCGTCACCTTGTCTGCATCGCTCATGTTTTCAAAGCCGTCAATGGTACTGGTGTCAAATTTCATTGGTGCCTCCGCGTTATTTTGTCGGCGTTCTCTCGCCCGTATTTGTGCGTTTTAGCGTCTTCTCTGACCTTTGCGTTTTATCGTCTTCTCTGACGATCAAACAGGTGTCAGCCAACACCTGCATCTCCTGTGGGGTTTATCGGGGATATTATCAATCGGGTAAATCTCTCCGTTGCGTTCCCGGCAAACTTGGCACACTTTTTCATCCCCGGCAGTGTGCCACTGCACCTGTTCTACTCCGGCATCTGTAAATGCCTTGATTCTTGCAGAATCGGTCACGTCATCGGCGTATTGGTACGTCATATCGCTCCAATACCGCAATGCACGCCGGAATTCGTTCTTATGGTTTGTCCGGCTCAAAAGCCCCTCTTCTAGGTAGGCCCGCTTTCGGTCAATCTCGTGTTCGTACACATAGCCGGTAACGGCGCTGTATCCGGCAAGCAAGGCAAGCAGCCATGCCCTGTCGGGTTTTTCTTTGCCGTGAACTTCGGCACCCTGGTAGCATTTTTTTGCCAGTTCTAAAAAAACTTCCTGATTGTCTTTGGCAATATCCTGGTATAGCTGCTTGCAGGCGGGCATAACGTTCAATTCATCAAACTGCGTTATCTGCCGGGATGCTTTTTCAAACCTGCGTATCGCCCTGCGGTTCAGCAGCCTGATTGCGCTGTCCGTTGGTTTCCAGTCCATTGTCAAGCTCCTCATTCAGGCTTTTTTCAAGCTCTGCCTGTTTTTCCTCGTAATATTTCATGCCCTCCTGCAAGGCCATTTCATTGTCACGGAACGGGCCAAGTTCGCGGTATACCGTTTCCGGCGCGATCTTTTCACAGCCCAGGCCCTGAATAAATACCTGCATCTTGCTCTGGATGTCAGTCAGGTTGTTGCGGGTAAACTGTGCGTACACATCCCCTACATTCAGGCCAAGATTATTTGTTGTGTTGCAAATGGTCAGGAACACACGCAAGAACTGCCTTTCACTGCGCCGGAACATGTCTTCACTGTCCTGGGCGCGGCTTTCTGCGTCTTTCCAGCCATCGCGCATAATGGTTGCTTGCCCGGTATCGCTGGTGGAAGAACCTCCGTTGCGGTTCGGCATGCCACAGATGGTCAAAATCTTATCATGCAAATCATCCACAGCGGTCTGCACAGTAGAACTGTTCATCTCGCTGCTGATGCGATAAATTTTTGCAGGCATCCCCTGCTGGGAATCTTTGATTTTGATAAACTTACCGCCGCTGGCAAGCTGGCTGTACTGGCCGTCTTCCAAATCAACGTTCTGAAATACGTCATACGCATTTACAAAATCCTGCACGTTATCCACGCGGTTGCTTTCCAGCGTGTTAATACCATTCAGAAGCGGCAACACTACTTCAAACGCGCCCATTCTGGCACTGTTGTTGGGGTATTCCACAATCGGCACACTGCCGTACAAATGCCCAGACTGCCGGGTGATTTTCCCGCTTTTGATTTCAAAATATTCGCTGTCAGTGTAAACACCGTAATACTTGGCATCGTTTTCATCGTACTGTGTCAGCACACCTGCCATTGGCTTTTTGGTATAGCCGCTGTAGTAGATGACAAACGCTTCACGCGGGTCAAGGGTATAAATGCAGGCAGGGCTTCCCGCCTGTTCCGCTCCGGGGTCAGGCAGAACCATCCGCACGCCAAGCCCCGCAATGTGCATCCAGTCAACGATTTCTTTGTCCTTGCTCTGTTTGTCCTCATCTGACATCCAGCGGTTCAAATCAACCAGTTTGTTGTTGTCCGTCTTGCTGCCTTTTGCACCGATATACTGCACAGGGCCGGAAAGTAGAAATGCTGTTTTGAACGTCACAATCTCATTTGCGATGTTCACCGTGATTTTGTTGTTGATTTCCTCACGGACGATTTTTTCTTTTTTTCGGATATCCTGCTTGCCCCGGTAAACATCCCACAAATACTGGATTTCTCCCCGGTTCATGTCGTGGGTGGCAATGGCAGTATTCAGCACCTTTACAACGTTATCTGCTGTAATTTCCTGCTCGTTTGTGGTAATGACCCGTCTGCCGTGCAGACCCTCATCCGGCAGGATGTCAACAAGATATCTTTCCAAGCTGTTCTCCTTTGCACAAAAACAAAAAGTGCCAGCCAAACCAATTAAGGCTCAGCTGGCACTTGGCACAAGGCACTTGGCACTTTTATTTTTTCAGCGGCAAATGGATTTCAATGTTCCGCTTGCACGCTTTGCAATAGGGATAAATCGTTCCCTTTGCTGCTGTATCAACTTCCATCAGCTTCCGCTTGATTCCTGCCGCACCGCAGCACGGGCAGTAAACACTTACTCGCAATTTATCCCTTCTTTCAAAAATAACCCCGTTCCCGCCCTCCCGGTTTATGCTATGCCGGGCTCACCCATTGCAAAGTAGCAGGCTTTGCAACGTAACAGGCGGCATCCAGTGCTATGCGCGTGATGGTACGCCTGCATACAGTCAGTGTTTAACGTGCCTGCTGTACGCACGTCTGCTTTGATATAATGGGTTTCGGCAATGCGCAACTGCGTCAGTAACGGAGTTCGCACAAGCAGATGCCGAGCGGTTTTTTAGATGTCACCGCTGGGTCATGCTATCTATCGCGTTTTGCCTGCGCCGGGCTTTCACCGGTGGGAGCGACCCAGCATTATAATGACCTATAACATCACTCCCTGCAAGCAGACAGTTAGCTATCAGCCATTTGGCACGGGCGGAAGGTCTTGGCCCCTCATCTTGCGGTTTTGGAGACCGCAGTTCTGCATTGAACTACACCCGCATAAAGGCGCGGTAGTTGCGCGTGTTGCACTTTTTGTAGGCCAAAAGTAAATCTCATTTTAATTAACTGTGTCCAAATCGGTATCAATTAAAAATGAGATTCACTTTTTTTAATAACTTGTGCAACAGAGGCTTGCCGCGACTGTTGGTACCGCACATAGGTCTTGCACCTTTGCTGCTCCGTTGCTTCGGAACGCAGCGCCCTTAAATATGGCTATACAGTATATATCGCCTGCCAAGCGCTTGACATCCTGGCAGGTGCAGCGGACAAGGTAAGCCCTGTCAGGCTCTATGTAGCTGATAACGGCCCACATAGTGCCGGTTGTGCGCCGCAGAGCGCACTCTGGTGCCGCCAGCAGGGGTTGAACCTGCAAGCACCCGGTTATGAGCCAGGAGTTTTACCATTAAACTATAGCGACACAATAGCTGGCATTTCAGCCAGCGGGAGAACCATATTTAGGGCGGCGCATATGCAGGACGCTGGTTCCGTACCCTAGGAGGTATGAACAAAATGTTCATAAGAAAAAGCTAAACTATAAAGCCTTTCCATTTACTATTATACTATAAAATTCACATTTTTCAAGCACATTAACGTTGTTTTTTTACCAAATTCTTGTCCCAATTTCAACTTTGCCCGCATTTAGGCCTTGAGCGTATTGTGCAAGCATGGCAAATGCGTCCGGCACGTCATCATGTCTGTTTTTCCCTGCCATTGTGTACCCTGTTAAAAACGACAAAACACGCCTGTATTCCTTGTTATTCTTGATAACGGAATTATCTTTGAACAGGCAGTGTTCCATCACCCAGGGAGAATTTACAATGATTTTGGTTTCTTTGTTTGCGGTGGTGTACCTGGTCACAATCCTGGTTATTCCGCCGTGCGCCTTTACTTCCTGCTGGCATTTTTCTGCTACTTTGCCGCCTGCGCTGTTGCTTTCAAACTGGGCCAGCTGAACCTTGTGTTTCACAAGAACCATCCAGAGCCGCGTTTCCACCACGTCCGGTGCGCCGTTATCGCAAACACATTCCTCAATGTAAAAATCATCCCCGTATTTGTATGCAACGGGCAGAACCGCATAGTCAGAACCTTTTTCTTTGGTATCGCATACTGCAATAATGGCTTCCGGCGCTTTATCCGGCAACTCAAAGTATCTGCGCAGCTGATCTTCTGGGTACAGCTGCCCTTCCCGTTCAATCGGGCTTGTCATAAACAATGCGCGCCAGCTGGCATCATCCATTGATTCCCGCATGTCAATATAAAACTTGGTGCTGAACCCTACCCCGTTTGCATAATCAAAATTGCTTTTTTCTTCCTCGTTCAGGGCAGGCATGTGCAAAAATTCAGCCCTGGGGTTGTTTTCGTTGTTACGTTCCAGCCTGTCCATCGGGTCATGCAAACTCCAGGGTGTGGCAATGTGCAGTTCCCGGCATTCACCAATTTTGCGCTGCCGCAAATCCGTTGTATACAGCTGCCACAGCTTATCCATGCGTTCCCGGCTCATGGCTTCCTCAATGCCGCTTACAAGGTCATCGCAGTATAACAGCTTTTGCGCACGCACCTTGCCCGCATTGCCACTGCCGATAGAAGAAAATTCCAGTGTGGCAAAGCGCTTTGGCTTGTACATGTCTATCATCATGTCCTGTGCATTCGTTCTGGCAATGCACACGCCGGGGAACACATCCCGCCACAAATATTCCCCGCCTTTTGCCATAATTCGCAGGCATTCATCGTACACACCGCGCAGAAATGCGTTGCTGTGGCTGCCGCCTAAAATCGGCATGTCGGGGTTCCGTCCGGCAAGCCATGTCAGATAAAAAATGGCAGTGGTACTTTTCCCGGTGCCGGGCGGCATCATGATTCCTGCAATGTCCAGTTCCCCATCTTCCAGTTTTTGCAGGGTGTTTACCATCCGAATCAGCTGCTTTCGGCGCGGCATATAAAACCGACTTTTTGGGTCACGGTCAAGTTCAATGTACTGACAAAATGAATCAAAGTTATACGGCGCATTGAACAGCAGCAGATTTCGGTTCAGTTCAATCAGGTCATTGCAGCGCGGCAGCGTACCCAGCTTATTATGCAAATCCACGCTCAGCTTGTGCGCCTGCTTAAAGTTTTCTTTTTCCAGTTCCCGGATCGCAGCAAACGCATAAACCGCCTCGTCCGCTGTCTTGGCTCGCATTGTGCTCTTTTTTGCAATTTCAAAAATTTTCAAAATAAAAAAGTGCCCTCCCTCAAAATTGAGAAAAGGCACTTGGCACAAGGCACTTGGCACGGTATTCAATTTACCACTCGATAAGCTGAATTAACTGGTTATACCGTAAGGAATTGTCTTTCACTGTTTCGTTTGCTCTGTGGCCGTCCTCGTATTCTACAAGGAATTTTGTGTATCCTTTCCGTTTAGCGGTAGCCGCACCTGCAACACCGCCCCACACGCCGCCAATCGCCGTACCGGCCACGCCGCGCCCCCAGGTCGAAATTGTACTGGGCTTATCCCCAGTTCCAATAATCTGCGCCCTGACAGCATTTGCAGCTTTTCTTCTATGTTCCTTGCCAGCAATTTCAACCTCTTTCATCCACTGTCCATATCGCTTTGCGGGCTTGTAGCACAGAACCACTAGGATGATGCCCGGAATTACACACAAATAGAACACATCCATGAATTTGGGAGCTGACAAAACGCCAAACCCGATCATGCAAATCCCAATAAAGAAAAATATCCTGCCAATCAAATTTTTCATCGTCCATTCCTCCTGCGGTTATTATATCATCTCGCCTTATCAGGTTCAATTTGCAGGTTGCACAAACTATTCTTTGTTTTTTGTAGGGGCCTTTTTTGATTTTGAAATTTTTGCGGTTTTATTGTGATTCGTTTCTATAGCTCAGTGACGGAAAGGACTTTGGCGTGAAGGTCTTCACGCTTGACGGTTATTTTTTGTTCTTTTTGTATTCGGCCATTGCGTCTGCCAGGCGCCGTTCCCAACCGGCGTTATCGTCTAAAAATTTATTGTAAAGAATTTCTTCGGCTTCTTTTCTGGCAGCGGCTGCGTCTTTTAGATTGGTGAAGAAGCCAAGGTGAATGCGTTTATGCTTAAAGTTAATATATGCTTTGTAGGTGCCTTTTTTGGTAAGCGCAACACCGTTTACCCCGGTTCTAGAGTTTTTATTTACTGTTCCGTTTATGCGCGAACGAATTTTTGACAAGTCGGTTCCATCCACGTTTACGACTTTTCTGGTTATTTCCAATAGTTCTTTTTTGTCTCGTTCGCAATGACCACAGAATTGTAAATTCTTTATGCTTGACAACCGCGTTGTGAATTCGCGCCCACACTTGGGACAAATTGCAATACATCTGGTACAAGTGCCGCTTTTTTCTTTATCAACAATCTTTTTTATAAAAAACCCGTTGATTGTTTTCCCCTCATATTTTTCTTTTGAATTTTTAATGTTTGCTTCTAATTTAGTAAGCGCTGATCTTGCATGTCCACATTTTTTGCATGATTTACTTTTCCCGCTAATAAGTGAGTGCCCGGAAACATCAGAAACAGTTCCGCAAGAACAACGGCATTCAAGATATCCTTTTTTCGCTTTTGCCGGGTCCTTAGAACGGCCAATGACGGTTCACTGATCAAAAACAGTGTTGGGTGCAATTTCTAATTTTTGAGGCATTGTGGTTTACCTTTTTATTTTTGAAAAGCTTTGATTTCATCGTCTGCGTTACGATCCTGGCTATCGTAAACGCTCGGCAATTTAGGGGCACTGGGGTTAGGGACTTCTTCTTCGGGGGATGTTTCCGGTTCGGTTTTGCCAATGCCGATGGCTACAAGTTCCAGAGGGGCTTTCAGAGCATCAGCAAGCTTACGCAGAACATCAATGCGCGGAATAGACTGGTTGTTCTCCATGCGGAAAATTGTGTTTTTGCTGACGCCGCTTTTTTCCGCCAGTTTTTGTAGGGAGATACCCTCCAGATTGCGGACAACCTTGAGCATATTACCCTCTCTCCAGCAGGTACTGATTGTAGCACGAGCCAGAAGCTCAAATTCATGCAGATCTGCGATTCTGGTTTTGGCAATCGGGTATTTTCCGCTGGCGGCAACAATAGCAGTCATTACGTCTAGAACGGCTTTGCCTTGAGGATAGAGTTTAGAGGGCATTTTAATCACACGCTCATTAGCAAGGGTATGAAATTTTTCCATGCCGGAAAGGATTGTTTTGCTTTGCATGGCGCTAATGTGATTGAGGTAGTAATCCGACACATAGGGTTCTTTATACTCGATTGTAACATCATCAAGAATTTTGCAGCACGCGATGAAATAACCCCACAAGCTGGACATTTTTTCTTGTTGTGTATTACCCATAGGTTTGATTTCCATGTTTATTCCCTCCTGATTTGCTTTTTAGATTGACCTTATTGTACACATTTATGGGTACGAATACAATAGGCAGGTTGTACAAAGTTATACCCAAGAATGTGTACGCGGTTGTTATTTGGTTGACGTGATTGATTTTTGTTGAATTGCTGGCATGTGGGGTGTATACTTTGGAGGTTTTGAAGATCTTAAACTTTTGAAGAGACTTTTTGATTTTTTGGGGGTTTGAATTCGGGAATTGGGGAAAGGGACTTTTTTGATTTTTCGGGATTGGAGGGACTAACCCCGCGCGCCGGTCGGTGCTGAAATCCCCCTCCGGTGGTATGCACTATTGTTTCAATGCAGCCGGCGGTTGTACCTGCAAAAAATGAGCAAAAAATAAGCCCGGCATAACGCCGAGCCGCTCTCACTTGCTATATTTGCAAGCAAAATATATTGTCAATATAAGGACTGCTAACAATGTCACGCCGTTGCACCTCCCTTGCAGGTGATCCCTCTTCGGGCCATCGCAGCATCAAAATACTCCGCTTTTGTGGCCCTCCAATTCTCGGCCCATGCAAGGGCGGCGTTTTGCGCCCAGTACGGCACGCCCAGCGCATCGCACCGATCCATGCAAAAAGACATATCCTTGCGGATCGCGGGAATTTCGGCATCATCCGCGCCGAATCTCTCAAGAGTATAATAATACTCGGCACACCAGTGTGCAAGGCCTTCCAGCGCCCCGAACTGGCGCTTATTGGCTTGATAGATCATGTTATAACCCCCTTAACCGTCTGCTGTTTTCCTGCCCTCTCTCGTGGAGCGACGGGTACAATCTGTTTTGCGGGGAGGTGTACCGGCTCCCGTTGGACTTATGCCAGCGCCCCGGCGGGCTGGCGGCCATTGTTGGCGATGGGTGCGCGTTGTAAATTTGTGCCGGGCTTGTGATCGTGTTTGTTACCCATGAGCACCCACCCCTTGCAGGGTGGCCGGGCTTGCACCGGCGGCGCGTTATGCGTCGGCCTTGCGGGTTGTTATTGCTTGCCTGCCAGATACTCCGCCGGGATGATCTCGCCATGCTCTCCGGTGCGTGGCAGATGATACCGGCACACGTTCGGGCGATCCTGCAAGGGCCACAAGCTAACACATGGCCACTTGACCCCGGCGGCTCGCTCTGCATCGCATAGATCATTGTACACGGCTTCACGGCGGGCGATCTCTGCCCAGTCCGGTGCGAATGTATCCCCGCGCATGTACTCGGTTTCGGTGTCGCCGCTGCGGTACCCATCCGCAAAAACCCGATACCCTGCCAGGCTGGGCAGAACCTCCACCGCGTCAAAGTGTGCGCCGATCTCATCCAGCAGCGCAAGAATGCCCTCCGGGGTGTACTCGCGCCGCTTGCCGTCACGGCATACAGGGAGCCAAAGCAGGTTGCAGCCATCCTTGCCGATATAATGGCAGAAGTCTACATACAGCCGCCCGGCTGTCTTATTCATCCCGCTCAAGATCTCCAGGTACACCGCGCGGCCCTTGTCATCATGAAACATAGTGCGGAGACGGCAGTTCCCGCGCAGCTCTTCGGCAGTGTCGCGGCACCCAAACATGCCCGCGCCCTCAAAATACAGTTTTTTCATTTTTATACGCTCCTTCATGTTTTTTTGCTTTGGTAGTGGGGCGGGGCTGCTTTACGGTGCAACCCTGCTAGAGTGTCCGGCTTGCTGGTTATAGCTCGGTTACAAATACCTCTATATCATCATCTGGCACAAGCTCCCCATCATCGTTATACTTGCACCGTGCGCCCTCTTCCCCGGTGCCCTCTGCCATGTCGATGCAATACTGTACATCTTGCACCGTGTAGGCATCCTTCTCCTCATCGTACGGGAGCGCGCCCGCGTTGAAATACTCTCCCGCCCAGTCCGGGCCGTACCCGGTGCCGTTCCAGGTCATGATGTTGATCTCCACCGTGCGCTTGCCGTCTGTGATTTTCATTTTTGTTACCTCCTGCCCTTTGGGCTGTTTTCTTTTGATGTCTATATTATACATGCTAGCATGTAATATGTCAACATGCTAGCATGAACATTGTATGATTGCACAATTTTGATAGCATGAATATAGTTAATTTTTACATGCTTGCATGTTCCGGCGGGCCGTGTTATACTATCCTTATAATATGCAAATAATAAGGAGGACAGCCATGTCAACGGATGCAAAAAGAGCAGGAAACGCGCGGTATTTGGCCACGCAAAAAACCATTACAGTACGCACACGACCAGAAAACGCCGAGCGGTTGCAGATTGCAGCAGCCGCCGCCGGGGAGAGTGTAAACAGTTACATTCTGCAGGCCTGCAAGGAGCGCATGGAGCGCGATGCAAGCAAGTAACACCCCGCCAGATCACCCGCCGGGGCTGTGCATGCCCCATCTGGAACCCGGCGGGCAAAGTCGAACGAAAGTCGAATCGGTTTGAAAGTCGAATGAATTTCAGCGCTTCCGGCATCCCCGGCGGCGCTTTTTTATGCACTTTTGTGCTTTTGGGATGCTTCCAAAATTTAATACGCGTTACAACGTCAATCTTATGTTCGCTAAATAGTGATTTAGCGAAATATGCACCCAAAAGGCACATTTGCCCATCCGGGGGCTGTCCTGGGGAGCATATCCGCCGGGCCGGAAGGTGCTGCGGACAGGGTGCGCCGGTCTGCATCCCGCTGCCAAAGTTGAATCGGTTTTGAAAGTCGAACCAAAGTCGAAACGCTCCCAAAGTCGAAGAGGAATCCCCTACCTGAAAGTCGAATTGGGTTTGCATTATGCACTTTTGTTTCATGATTCGGGTATATACCCCGTGTTTTTGACCATTTTGCATGGAAATTTGTTTCACGTTGAAGGATATTTTTTAATGATGACCGCTTGACGTTTCGCTTATCCCGCCTTATTTTCTTCCCTTTATCTTTGGTTTCCCCGCTTTTCTAGGTTTGCCCTTGCCTTTACCAGGCATTTCCGCGCTGATTTTAGGCTTTACTATGGCATTTAAGCGGATAGCGCGCTTCTTTGCGTGGTTATAGGCATAATAAAAGAGCGCCCGGCAGTTTGTTTATATGCTGCTAGATGCTCTATTTTCGTTTATTCGGTTTCTTTCGCTTGTTTCTTTTTCCTGCGTGGCTTTGTTTGAACCGGTTCTATCAGTTGCTCCGGCTCTTTGACTTCCTTAAAGTCGTCTATCTCTACAAAGTCGGCGCTGAATCTGTCTTCTATTTCCTTGCGGGACATGTTTTCGCCTAACGGGTCTTTTGTTGCGGTAATGATTTCTTGCTGGTCTTGCAGTCCGTCATAGTTTTTCTGCCAGAATAGCCCTGTTACCGGGTTGATTGCGCCGTCCTGCATCAGCATTTCCCGGTACATGCCGCATACACGCTTTATTTCTCGCGCGAATTCCTGGTATTCCTTTTGCGAGCTGCGCCGTCTCCCGCTTTCCCAGTCGTTTACAGTGTTTTTATCTACTCCCATAGCCGCATACGCCGCCATGTTGCCCACTTTCATGTTATACTTGACACATAGGTCAAGATAGTCATAAAAGCGTTTTCTGAGAGCTGGCAGGTCGTTTGTGCTTATTTTGGGAAGCTGGGATATCACAAGCAGAAATTCAATGCGCCTTTGGTTCCCTTCCGGCACATTATCAGGGTCATTATCAATCATGATCGGGCTGTTTCTTTTGGTTGCCCTGCTTCCCATTGTCCTGTGCCTCCTTTATCCGGCTTATGGCCGTTTTATAATAGTCGGGGTTCTTCTCTATCCCGATGAAGTCTCTATTTGTGTTGATACAGGCTGCTCCGGTTGTTCCGCTGCCCATGCAGTTGTCTAATACCGTCTCGCCTGGGTTTGTGTACGTCTTAATCAGCCATTCTTCCAGCTTTACAGGCTTTTGGGTGGGGTGCAATCCCTTTTCCCTTGGGAATTTCAGAATTGTTGTGAGGTTCCGCTTGCCATCACTACAGTCTGTTAAGATGCCATCATGAAACCTTCCCCAGTTTTAGGAAGCCTTTCCGTTTTCACTCTTATATGGCTTTCCGTCCACATATTGCTTGTTATAGGTCGGCTGGTGCTTATAGAATATCTGGATGCTTTCATGCGCTTTCAGGGGCTTGCGGTTTGCGTTCAGAAAGTCGCTGCCGTTTTCCTTTACCCATATCAGCTCATACCGGTACAAGTCTTTCCAAGCGCTTACAAGGGCCGCTGTAAATGGCATATCGCTGTGCAGTGCTATAACGCCATTGCTTTTGATTATGCGCCTGTATTGCGCCCATAGCGGCTTTATCGGGATGATGACATCCCATTTATTGCGCGTTGTACCATAGGGAAGGTCGCATAAAATCATGTCTATACTGCCTTCTGGTATCCCCTTCAAGATGTCCATACAGTCTGCGCAGTATAGTTTCATGTGTCCTACATATAGCAAAAGTGCCAGCCGAACTTTCAAGTTCAACTGGCACTTGGCAATTAAGCACTTGGCACGCTATTTCTTATTGATATTATAGCATATTATGCGCTAATATGCAAGTTTTTTATTTGCCGGTGCTACCAAATCCTGCGTTGCCGCGTTCTCGCTCCGGTAGCTCGCTGCACGGGTAAAAGTCGAAAGGTTCCACCTTGATAAACACGATTTGGGAAATTTTATCCCCAGAATGGACTTTATAATCCGTTTTTCCGTGATTATAAAGCTTTACGCAGATGCTCCCGGTATATCCTGCATCGATCACACCTTCGCTTGTCAGATCATGCTTAACATTCAGGCCGGATTTGCTTTTCAGGAACCCCGCATAGCCCTGCGGAATGTCAATGTGTACTCCGGTATCAATTACAGCGCTCCCGTTCGCCGGAATCATCACATTAACAGGGCTTTTCAGGTCTGCACCTGCATCCCAGCCAAAATGTGCGTATTCCGGCATGTATGCGCCGTCATCCAGCACAACAGCAACCTGTTTGTACACAGTATTGCAGCTTTTGCAGCAGTTATTTTCCATTTGTTCCCTCCTTAATCAGCAATCCCAAGTGCAGCGAACGAGAAGCACGGTAAAATCATCCATGCCCAAATACCGCTTCCTGTGATGCGCACCATATAGGCGATGAATGCCAAAGTCGCAGTCAGTGCAAGCGCGTTGCCGATACTTTTCATATGTTCCTCCTTAAATTTTGTGTGCCAGAACCGCTTTTCCGTAAGTCGTGCCGTCTTTATCGGCAATCTTGAGAACGCCGTTAATACTTACTTTAGGCGGCTTTCTTTTGCTGTGTGCCGCCATCTGCGGGCTGCCATATCTTCCTTCTTTTCGACACGCTTCGCACTTCTTTTCGTTCTTTTTTCTGGTAAAAACCCTCCCGCACCATTCACATTTGACAAGCGATTGCTCATTGCGTCTTGCGTTTCGCAGTGCAACAGCAGCTTCATGATGCTTTTTCTTGCATTCCGGGCAAAGTCGGGCTTTTGCGCTCCCCTCGAATTCCTTTTTACATTCAGTGCAAATCTTAACCATTTACTCTCCCCCGTGCGTGTGCTCCATGTAAATTACCGGCTCTTGGTTATCTTCCGTAACTGCAGCTCTGCCGACAGATACGCCAATGGAATAGGCTCCTGCAATCAAAATTGTGACAATCGCGGTGCCAAGAATCGAAAGTAAAATGTTCATTTCTGCTCCCTCCAAAGCCCTGAAATCTGTTTGCAACACAGTGCAAACAGGTAGATCAGCAATGCGCCGATAAGCATCACTCCCGGTGCTGCAACGAAGATCAGAGCAAGGCATTTGATTGTGTAGATGCAGTTTGCGTCAAATACTGTCATGCGTCTTTCCCTCTTTTTGCACTTTCCATACCGCATATAGAGCTTCCATTACTCGCTGTCCTTCAGGCGTGGCGGAATCGAACGGTAAATGCGCACTGATACATGCTTTCCTGATTGCTTTCAGCGCATCACCGCGCCGAATCAAATCGTTTTCATCGCCAAAGTCGGAAATCTTCGGCATGCTGTCAAAAGAAATGCACTTGCTGTTTACTGGGTCAAAAAATGTTTGGTTCATTTTTCCCTCCGCAACCACTTGATAGCAGCTTTCACGCTGTCAAATTCTTCGATATATGCAAAGCCCGTGCTATTGTCGCAAGCTACCACGACAGCACCACCTTCACAATTTTCCAAAGATAGATACAATCCTTTTTTCTCCTTTTGGTGGTCGATTATGTAACTCATACATGCTTTATCAATGATTTTTACCGGGTTGTTCATCTTCGTTCACCATCCTTGCACCGCAATATGGGCAATATTTATAATCGTTTTCTTCTGGCGTACCATCATATAGAAAAAATCTTTCCTTACAGGCGGAGCAGAACCAAACAACGGGGTCGCCGTTGAAATCTTCCTCGTTTTCCCAATGCGCCGTAGGTCGCAGGGACTCTGGGTCGATGGTGGGCATAATATCAATGTCACCAGTTCCAACTGCGTAAAACTCGCCACTTTCTGGACAATCACGAAACATTACCTTCATAACACGCTTTTTAAGTGCATTTGCATCAATCAGCCGCACATGTTCTTTGCTCATTTTCCTACCTCCTTCAATCGCCGTTCCCAGCGCTCATGCTTTTTGAGTTTCGTTAGCATGACGCAATTAAGATAATCAGGCCCTTTACAATCAAGATATTCGCTCACGCAAAGCATCACGTCTGCAATTTCTTCCTGCAAAGCATCATAGCATTCGTCAATGGTTTTAGGCGTTGGGTTTTCACCGCGATACTTCCGCGCGGTTTTCAACGCTGCTTGCGCAAGTTCTGAACACTCTTCTGCAAGCTGTTCAAGAAATGCAGGCTCACCGATTCTTTCCACTATTGTTTTGAGCTGTTGTTTCGGCTGGCTTGCGCCCGGAATCGGGCAGCCTATTGTTGTGCTCATTCTGATACCTCCTCTACATATGCCATGCTCTGGCTCAGATTGAGCGATTTCGGATTGAGAATACAAGCCGGGGCGACAGCACAGCCGATGCGCGCAATGTCGCTTCCCAACAGACCATCCACGTCCACATAGCGAACGCCACGCGCGTAGCCCGTTTTGGAATCCTTGTCACCGCAACACCACGGTGTGGCAGTCCAAATCCAGATATCGTAGTGCGGAATGTAGTCACGGTACTTTCGGTACTCATCACACGTGAGGATAAAAACAAAGTCCTGTACAGTGCCATAGGTGCGGTCGCCGTTGTCTGCAACAAGGTCAACGGTATGTGACAGCAGACTTTTTTCTCAAAAACAGCATTCGCCATATCAGATAGAATTCCACGCACATTACTGGTGCGGTAGTTATTCCAGTTTCCTTTTTCATCGACATACTGTTCGTCCGGGCAGAATTTTACATCTTTTGCCCACGGTTCAGCCATAATAGCCAGCACACCGCCGTCAGGGTGGTTCGGGTCAAGGCATACCCACTCGCAATTTTTGAACATGAAGTGTTCGCCGGATCGCATGGTTGTGATGTTAGTCATTGTCGGTCACCTCCGTTCTGCGATTCCACAACTCAATTGCGTCCTGCTTGTTTTTCATGTGGATAGTTCCGATGCTGCAGTAGTTGCACTGCACTACATACATACCGTCATAGCTTTCATATAACCCGGCTGTAGAACCGCAGAATGGGCAACGCTTGAGTTTAATTTTCATTGTTGGTTACCTCCGTGAGCCAGTATTTGCGACTGCAGCCGTCGCATCCTTTTTCATTTGTGCATCCAATGCTTTCATCAACATCGCAAGGTCTAATACACAAAATTCCATTATCTTCATCTATTGGTGCATTCGGAAACATCTTCAAAAACTCACTCTGGCGGGTATTGCAGGTCTTGATGGGGTTGTCTTTCGCCCATTGCTCGACTTTTGAAATTGTTTCTTCAATGCTTTTAACTAAATTGTCGTCGAACCCAGCCATGCACATTCCTTTTTCCCAAATAGGACATTTCGCGCATCCACTTTGATTTTTGCATAACCTGTTTACCGTCTTGAAAAATTCAACTGCGTCCATAGTCTCACTCCTTACCAATCTACGTTTATAACTACAAAATCTCCGTTTTCTATTGCGCGATGCAATTTCAAGATTTCGCTGATTTCTTCAGTCGTCATAATCCATATCCTCCCGTTTCTCTTTGTGTCTCGGTGCGCGGTTGATATATCGTTTCATCCAGCGCACATGCTTAATGCTGGTGCAGAATATCCTTTTCAGCCGCAGGCGGTCTTGAACGTAATTTTCTTTTACGCCCCGCATACGCTTAAATCCGGCTTTTCTCATGCCAGTCCCTCAAACGTCAGCTGTGATTCGCTAATTTCCATACTTTCAGGCGCTTCAAAGCTCATAATTGCTCCCCCGTTTCAGCCACATCAACCCCGATGTTTTGCAGCGTAACCTGCGCCCATGTGTCTGCCAGCTGGTCAACGCGGTAGCTGGAATACTTTTCCGTAACAGGGCCGCTCATGGCGTTCTGGATTTTAACCAGCGTGGACGGCTTCAGTCCCACCTGATAGCAGGCCAGTAGGCATAAATACAGTGACCTCAAGGCAATATCCTGCCGTTCTTTCATCACTTCCTCATGCACCCTTGCGATTGATTCAGCTTCAAGCTTTGCAATATAAGCTTCCGCTTCTTTTTTGTAGCAGGCCGGGAGCTGTATTTTGGCTTTCATGTTTATCTCCTCCTGTGGCCCGGCAGGCCGTGATTCCTCACATCCCGCCGGATTTTGTCTCCCCTGAGCACATCCGCTTCGTTCAGCGCCTGCGCCTGCATGCGCTGCTTGCTGATGTCATCCATCTTGGCGCGGTATGCAAGATACCTGCTGCAAGTGCTATGGCATAGCGTGTGGCGTTCCGGGCAGTGCTCACATGGGGCGGATAGTGTTCCGATCATAGTTCACGCTCCTTGTATTGCCCTATCAGATAGCGCAGAATAACGCCTTGCGCATCGTTGCAGCCACGGCAAACCTCTGCGGCGTATCCTTCGGCGCGCAGCTTTTGCAGCCAATAGCGCTGATATGGGCTTACAATGCCGCCTTTCTGGCGTTTCAGCTCCACAAATAGCCCGTAATACTCACCGCGCTTGATGGGCAAATACAAATCTGGGACGCCTGGTTTCACGCCCATCTGCTTAAATCTTGCCGCTTCACGCGGATTGCGTTTCCCGCCGTTAGGAATGTGAAACAGCATTTTCAGCTGTGGATATTTCCCGGATTGCATCTCAGCCCACTGC